CATCTCACCTTCATCTAAAATACCAAACTGTTGTGTCGCCTTATATTTCACATACAACTGTTTCTTTTCTTTCATGATTCGGCGCAAGAAAGCATAATATATGATTTGAGTAAAATAAGCAAATGGATTATTACTTTTTGCCGGATCAAAGTTACGGAAATACATAAGGCAATTTTCTACACCATCAGAAATCATTTCATCACGGAAAGTATATGATATAAAATTAGGTTTCCTAGAAAGATGTTCCGCAATTTTCAAGAAACATTCTCCAATATAATTTGGAATAGGAGGTTCTTCAGTTTTTTCTTTTTTAGCAGTCGCACATTCTTCATGGTATTTTACCAAAGATGCTAGGAAATCTGCGTTGTTGATGTAATGATTCGATTTAGTCATAATATTGCCTGTAAAAGTGTTGACAAACGGCTTGACACATGTTAAAGTGGCGGTGTTCCGTTAGATGATTAATGTAATAGCTTTCCTTCTTTATATCGTTCTATCTCTTCTAGTTCTTCTTCAGTTAGTTCATCTTCTTCTTCAAAGTCAGTTTCCTCATCACTGTGTAACATGGTGAGTACAGATTCATTTACCATACTCTGATAGTATTCAATCAAAGAGTCTTTGGGATCAAACATAGTAATAACATCCGAATTATAGATTATAGCAGAATCTTCCTTAATGACTTCAATCGGTAACCAAGGCATCATCATAAAGACAGATTGACTTCCTTTTTCCGATGGCATCCTTTTCACTATCATTCTCATAGGGTTATTTAAAAGAATCATATCACTATCATTATCTTCTACAATAGAAGAGATTATATCTTCACCTGTTTGTAGTCTTACTATTTTTATTGTTGGTTGATTATTCATCTTTTAACTCTATGTTGTAAAATTTGTAATTGAACTTTTCGTCATCGTATATTTTACACCTTTCTATGAAATGTTTCAAGGTAAAATTAGCATGTTTACCTATTCTCATATCATCTGCTATATCGAATAACACCGCTTCTTCTTTGTTTTCTCCTTTTCTCAGTCCTCTTCCTATCGATTGTAGATTACGAATTCTTGATTTAGAAGGTGAGGCGAATATAATATTATGAAGGTTGCGGATATTAATGCCAGTACTGAAAGTCCCATAAGAAGCAACAATGATTGCGTTTCTTTCTTTTTCAGTAATTGCTCTAACCGATTCTCGTACTTCAACATCTGTGCCACCAAAGACGAAAAACACATGTCTATTTTTTGTAGACTCTTTAATAATTTCATATAATTTTTTACCATGTTTTTCAACAAATTGAAACAACAGTAAAGTATTTCCTTCTAAAGATAGTGTTAAGTTTTTTATAAATTTATTTCTTTGTTCATTTAATACAATATAATCAATTTCAGTTTGATAGTCCCACTTCTTTGATGCTTGACATACATTATCTGGGTATTTTAAAATCAAACATTTTATTCTAAAATCAGCTAACTCTTTTCTACTAATTAATTCAGAAGTAGAAGTTGCTTTATAAACTGGTCCAAATAGTCCTTCTAATACAAGTCTATGTGTTTGAGTACCATCTAAAGTACCTGTGGTTCCTATTCTATATTTAGAGTTAACGCAACCAGACAAAATAGTTGTTAAAGATTTTGCTTTGAACTGATGAGCTTCGTCACCCATAACAAAATCAAACTGTTCAAAATACTCAGGTTCATTTTTATAGATTGACTGCCAAGTAGTGATAGTCAAAAATTTATTTGTATGTTTTTCTTTACCTGAGTATTGACGGTGACAATTTGTATCAGAATCGTAACCATAACTTTCAAAGTCTTTATACATTTGTTCAACCAAAGAAGTTGTTGGAACAATTAATAGACCTTTTTGATATTCTTGACTCTGTAAGTATCTTACTATCGTATAAATTATAAGTGATTTACCTGATGCTGTTGGTGACAATAGAAGTATTCTTTTGTTTCTTATAGCTTGAACGAAAGCTTGTAATTGATAATCTCTTATCTCAAAAGGTAAGTTTAATGTTCTTACAAAATCTACCGCTTCAACTAAGGAGAAATTTTCCGTATTTACCACATCTGAATCTATTTCTAGATTATAATCTCTCTCTTTACAAAACTTCTCTATGTAAGGAACAAGACCGTGGTAGATAGATTGATTACGAAGGTCAGCAAGACGTATCTTTCCATCCCACAATTTATTTTTATATGCAGGAGTGAATTGATAACCTGGAACAAAGAAAGTAAAATATTCTGAGAGTTCTTGAGCTATACTGCGTTCACATTCAAATTGTATATAAACTTCATTCTTTTTATGAAGTACGATAGTATCAGTCAATTAAATACCTTGTATAAATTTTTGCCAACTAATATAGTCTCTTAATTGGAAAGTTCTACTGTTTAATTCTTTGAGTATTATGGTGCAGAGATCAACGATTTCATCATGTAAAGCTTTGTTGGCTAAATATTTGTTTAAATCCTCATCACTGTCCAAATATGTAGTTATGTCGGATTTGAGTATGAAAGGAAAAGGTTTCCAACCGTGTTCTTCGAGTTGGTCATCATCTAGTTTACCTGTGTAATATTCCCATTTTAACTTCTTCATTTTATTATATTTGAACTCAGCATCTTTAGACAACAATCTGTGTCTTGATAAGACATTCAAATATTTACTGTGTAATTTGGGAATGTTTAATATTTCTCTATCAGGTTCAGTACGATCTATATCACAATCTTGCCGCCACATTTCCAATAAATCATCAATTTGTTTCATTATATCCTCCTAGTCACATTATACAATAATTAAAAAATAATGTCAAACAGTTTTTATGTCATAATATGAATATCTAAAAGTGCCGTCTGCCGTAGGTATAGAGTTAGGATCTTCTTGTGTCGAAAGAATTATGGTACTTATACTTGTAGGAAAAACATCATAGAAAACAAATTCGTGAGTTGGGTTATTTGAAGATGATAGTACCACAATTTTAGCATCTGAATATTGTGGTTTTAATTGAGCCCTGTTTGGATTTAAATTTCTCAAATTTTTATATTCATCAAAGTTTACAGGGAATGTCATTGCCCTAATCCAATCGTGTACTTCTTTCCATGCAGTCAATTCCTCATCTACCATAAACGTCACATTCAATAAATCATATATGGCTTTTTCACCTGGGATATACACATCAACGAAAGGTGTAAATTGAGGTATTTCAGCCATTGAAATTCCAGGTAAAGTAACTGACTGACAGAAATATTGTATGTTAGGCAACCTACTAAAAGTTAATATAAACTTATTAGGTTGTAGAAAATTTGGATTAGATGGGTTACGGGTTATAGCTGTCATAGAATTCTTTCAAACGTATGGCTATATTTAGGTGTAAAAAAAGAGGGACTTTTTACAGTCCCTCTTAAAACACATTATAATTATTGTTTTTGTGTTTTGTAGATTACATTAAGTTTGCAATCTTGAACGCACGGTAGTACAAGTTAGCCTTAGCAGTTAGAGCACCGGAACCTTGTGTAGCACCTTCAGCGAATGGGTTAGCAACTAGACCATAACGTGTCTTGAAGCCAATCTTTGGCTGGAAGTTACCAGTGTCAACAGCACGAACCATTTGTAGAGGAACGTATGGGCAGTAGAAAATACCTGCGTCATAAGCGTTAGCACCCTTATAACCAACAACTGCAAACTCGGAAGATGCTGATGCTGGGAAGTATGGATCGATATAAACTTTGATACGGCCGAAGATTGTACCAGCAAAAGTATTACCAGTGTCGTCAACGGTTAGGTTAACTTGACCTTGTAGAGCTGAGTTATAGTCAAGAATACCAGCCATTGCAAGAGCAGAAGCAACATCTGATGAGCAGATCATGATGTTACCCTTACCACGACGAGTTGTTTTTGCGATGGTGTTAGCTTCACGTTCAACTTGGAAAGCAAGACCTTTGATCTTTTCAACCATCCAACGACCGTTAGAATCTGTGTCAAGGTCAAAAGTACCAGCAGTTGTTGTACCAACTTGAGCACCAACCTTAGCTGTTGCGTAAACTGTACGAACAACTTCACGGTTGATTTCAGCAAGAATTTCTGTTGAAAGAATGTTTGCTAATTCTGTTTCAGCGTCAAGACCATGAACTGCTTTCAAGTCTTGTGCTAATTCCATTGTGTACTCTGCTTTTAGAGCACGGGTCTTAGCAGTAACAGATACTTTCTCGATTGAGAAACCCATTTCAGCAAAAGATAAATCTTCAGCAGATGCTGTTGCAAGAGCAGCACCAGTTGTTACTGTTGATGCAAATACGTTACCGTTACCAAGTGCTGTGTTAGCAGCAAGTGATAGTGCAGTATGTGTACCAGTACCAGCAAAATCTGTGTCAGCTTCGTTGTAGAAAGCTTCTGAACCACTTGAAGGAACACGATCAGTACCATACATAGTTCTCATTGCGAAGATAAGTCCTGTAGGACCAGTCATTGGCTGAACGCCGCAGATATCATAAGCAATGAGGTTAGGTAATGAACGACGAACCAAACTGATTAGGATTGGGTCGAAACCAGCAACAGGACCAGTTGCAGTAGCGCTGCCACCAAAACCACCTGTACCAGCAGCGTTAGTTGGTGTTGTTTCTGTAAGTTGATGCACGTTGCCGCCGGCTTTTACCATTTCTTGTGCTTGATTTTCAAGAACAAGAGCGGTAACTGCCTTACGATATGGATCTTTAATAGCAGGTAGAGCTGGATGCTCTAACACTGCTTCCCATTTTTTTTGTAGGTCTTCCGTTAAATACATTTTTAACTCCTTGTTTTATTATTAAATTTTTGTTTTCGAAATTGATTGAACGACAGCATTGATAATTGGATCAAATGAAGCAGGCTTCTTCTGATCTGTGTCGTCAGTTACTTGCTCGTGTAATTGAGTCTCATCAGCTTTTTTGATGTTTGATGGGAAATAGTTTTCACGAATTGTCTCAAGTTTTTCTACTAGTTCTTCCTCTGTGGAAAAATCTATACTCTCTGCGAGTGATTTCATTTTTTCAACTTGAGTTTCGGTAAGTCCCTTGCAAACTTCATAAACTGTTTCTCTTTTTACAGATTCAAGAATTGCTTTTCTATATTCAATGTTAGTTTTGATTTCTTCATCTAACTGATCTTCTAACTCTTCAACTTTACCTGCAAGTTCATCAACTAGATCAACTTTATCTTCAGGTACGTCAATGTAGTGCTCAGCAAATAGATTGCGTAAACCAACAATGAATTCTTCGGTAATTTCTGAACGTAGGCCAGATTGGATAGCAATTTGATTTTCTTCCATCCACTGTTCAACTACGTAATTAAGGTAGTCGTCTACCTTTTCTGTTAAGTCTGCTTTGATAGAATCAATAGCTTCTTCTAACATACCTGCATACTTAACTTCCATTTCTTCTTCAATTTGAGAAACACGATCTAATACACGGGCTTCAAAAATTGTAGCTGCTTTAGATTTGAAGTCCTCTGAAATAGTTTCGTCATCAGAAAATAAAGCGTCAATATCTTCTTTCATTTTTTCTTTTAGACTCACTACTTCTTCTTCAGAATCTTCAACGATAACTTCATCGTGTAACTCTTCTTCCTCTTTCATAGCTTTACCAGCTTTGTTTTGAGTGTCTGGGGAAGCGTCAGAAGGCTTAGTAGAAATCGTACTCTTATTCTTTGCAGAATTATCAGGCGCTTTAGCAGAAGCATGAATCTTGTGTGAATCATCGTCTGGTTTAGCGTTCTGTGGAGTAGGACCACCAAGGTCTTGTACTTCACCACCTAGTTTTTGTGGAGGCATAGCTGATGCAGATTTCTTGCTATTTGCAAGAATTTCAGCGGCTGCTTCCATAAGTTTGTTTGATGCCATTTGGATTCTCCTTATGATTCTTTATTTATAAATTTAAAGTTTTCTAATATAATTTTCAAATAGGTTTAGTGCAACTTTTTCGATATCTTTTCTTGAGGCTTGTTTTATTTGTTTTTTTGCTTCGTCAAACTGTTTTTCCATAAACTTTCCGTCAATAAACATCCACTCTTTGTTTTCCATAATACCATTGACGAAAGCACCTGGTGCAGAAGGATCTGCGACAATATCAGCTGCCGTTGCTAGTCTAAGGTCATCTTGAACCAAATTATAACCCTCTTTGGTCTGAACTAATGATCCTAGAGCTCTTGAAGAAACACCACAAGTAACATCGTTTTCAATAAAGTTTTTTACTATTTGTCCGTAAGGAGTATCTAAGATCAAAGCTTTACCGTAAAAAGTATTGCCATCTTCTGCAAGAGAAACGATCTTATGACTAACTCTCTCTAAGTTTATTGTTGGTGTATCTGGATGTCCAAGCTCACCTAATGCGCGGTTCTGAGAAACGAATTCTTCGTTGTATCTTCGAACTTCGTTACGTAACGTTTTCATTTCATACATTCTGTTATTTTTATTAATAGCGTCACCAACTAAAAATGTGCCTTCAATGTAAAGTTTTTTGTTGCCATTTTCTGTGGCTTCACTAATATACTTTACATTTTCTACGGTTTCTCTAATTAATTTCATTTTACATTCCTGTTAAAGCTGGTGAATAGGTAGTAACTTTACTTACAACTAAAATAAGTGTTCCACCAGAACCAGAATTTGTTATGTGAATATTTGATGACGAACTATTTGCGATGGCAATATCGTATTGGGCTAAAGGCCAATCGCAATTACCACCACCTGTTAAATCTAATACTAATTCACCACTAGTATTATCGCCTCTATAAACTTTCCAGGCAACATCTGATTGTGACATTACATGTGATATAGAAGCATTAGTAACAGTTTCGTCAGCACCTACTGATAAAGCTGAAAGTGTAATTGTGGTAGCAGTATTACCTACTACACGAATCACTGATTTGCTTCTTTTATTATTTACGATTTCGTATGGCATTTTATCTTAGTCCCATTGATGCACGCCTACGCATTGACATCTTTCTTTTCAATAACGTGCGGCGTAATTTAGCTCTTCTAGTTGTTTTCCAAGAACGTTTTAACAAACGTGCTTTTCTAATTCTTTCTATTGCAGGTATTCTTTTTACAGTGTTACCAGACATTCTGTAACCTTTGATACCAGAACGTCTTACATTTTTCTGTACAACTATTTTACCTTTTTTGTTTCTACGTATTCTACGACGAATCTTTTGTATTCTACCCATCTTGATGATGTTTGGGTTTCTTCTTTTTACAGCTTCAAGTAAATCTTCTTCTTCGAAAAAAGATTCTTTAACTACTTCTCTTTCTTCATTTAATTTTTCTTCTATTTTTTGAAGCATTAAATTTTCAAAGCATTTTTTTGCTTCGATAACTTTGCTTTCTAAAATTAAATTTATTAAATTCATTTTACTTTACTGAAAGCAAAAGATGCTACCTTTTCGAAGTGAGCAGGAGATTTATGTACCATATCTGCCAACTTTTTCTTATTCTCATCATTTACAGCTTTATGTACTTGTGTAATTGCTGAAGCTGTATAATGATCCACTTTTCTTGTTTGACCGTTAGCAAATTTTACCGACTGTGCTTGTTTACCAGAAACAATTTTATGCAACGTGTCCATAACTGCTTCTTCTAATTCAACTTCTTCAGATTGCAACACGGAATCAACACCTGCACCGTAAGGTATTGTAAAGTGTTTATCTAACTTAGAGTTATAATAAAGAGCAACCTTAGTTTTGTCTGGGTAAATACGAATTGCTTTTCTTTTTAACATTAACATAACAGGAGGATCTTCTGTTGAAGCTTTAGAATCTGCTTCAATAATAGTTTCTTCTTTTACTTCTTTTTCTTTCTCACCAACTGTAATACGATGAGCTTTTACTTTTCTACCAGAAGAACTTATTTTAAAGTCAGAAGTGTCAATTACACCTTCATTAATCTCTTCAGATTCTTCACGAACAGCTTGTCTAGTTCTTTGAAATATTTGTTTATTATTGGTAATTAAATCTACCATTTTATTAAACAAGTTTTGAAGAATCATCTTATCAGCATTATTAAACTGGGGGCGATCATCTTGCATCTTATCTAAAATACGATGTATTCTTTGTAACTGTGCTTTATTTGCCAAACCAGCTCGAACTAAAACATCAAACTTAGAATAGTCTGATTTTTCTTCTTCCACTAAGTTTTTAAACTCGTTTAAAGATTTCATTTACTTAACCATTATTTACCATAATTTAATTTATTAGCAGCTTGATGAACACCAATTGTACGTTTTACGTAGTTTTTACCTGCGTCGCGTGCCATTGATCTATCACCCGCATCAGGTGAACGCTTCAAGTGATCCAATTCTTGTTTACTATCCGATGCTTGGTCACCAGCTTTTCTTATATAACTTTTTAAAGTTGATTTAGATAATTCGTCAAGTTGTTCACCGTCATGTTCTACATCTTCTGCATAAGATTCTTCATCGTCAGTAATCTCTTCGAAACTTTCTTGTTGCCCACCAAAAAGAGACCTTGCAAGTTCTTTCTTTTGATTATCAATATTCTCAAAAGCTTTTGCTGAAAGAATATCGTTTAAACTTTCTTTTGCGGTTGAAGCATTACCTGCAACAACATCATCTATAAATTGTGAAATGTTCATATTTTTCTCCTTTATCGTCTATTTAGTATTGATGAATACCTATCCGTTTCAGCGTCCAATTCTGGAGTTGGCGATTCGGAATTTCTATCGTCAATAGTATTATCTACTGGTGGGTATTCATCTGGTGAAGGAGGTGGAGGTTCGGCTTGACCCATTGTTGGTCCACCTAAACCTTGTTCATCTTCTTGATCTATTTGTTTTTGCATGTCAGAAATTTCTTCATCCGTCATTTGAAGAATTTTCTTCTTTACAAATTCGTGTGAAAAATATTTGCCAATGTAAGGATCAACCATACCAACCATTTGCAATCTGTTTTGTAAGAGTTCAGATTCTCTTAGTTCAGTAAAGTTATTATCTTTTTTAAAGTCGTAGATAATTAACTCTTTAAAATCATTCCATTCTTCGGATGTACAAATACCTTTTAAGATTAATTGTAACCCTAGAGCTTCAGTAAACATTTGTGAAAACTTATTACGAAGTCTTTGAATAAATTTTGCAAATTTTAATTCATCACGGGTAATTTCTTGACTTCTTCCTAGTCCTGCAAAACCACCACCAGTTTGTTCATCTAATCTGGAAAGTGGTACATTTAATGAGTTGAGAAGTTTCTTTTGGAAATACTTAACATCTTCTAGTTCACCTAGATTCTGACCTGCTGGCAATGTAGTAATTTCTGTACCTTTACCACCTTCACGGCGAGGCAACCAGAAATCTTCTAACATTGACATGTGTTTGCGATCATCACGTAATTCACCAGTAGAAGCATCATATACCATTTTGTTACGATACTTAACCATAACATCACGTAGGTACTGTTCTGCTTTACCTTTTGGCAAGTTACCTACGTCGATGTAAAAAATTCTACGTTCTGGTGCTCTTGAAATACGGTAAATAACTACAGCATCTTCAATCATACGAAGTTGATTTAATGGCTTAATTACTTTATGTAAGAATGAAATTACAAAAGTATTTTTTGCATCCATTATACCAGAATTAATATTGATGATTGAATCTGGAGATATTCTTAAACCAGGACTGGTTGATGCGGTGTAATTTTGAGTTGTAGTGCCTTTATCATTATACACATAGTATTCAGCAGTAGATAGAATTACTTGTGCTCCAGTTTTTGGATCTCTACCTGTTTTTACTTCACGAACTTTTCTAATTTTTCTTGGGTCAATATAACGTAATTCTTGAATACCTTCTTTAGGATTCTTTTCATTAACTATAATGTGATAGTACATTCTACCATCGATGTACCATCTTTTGAATAAATCGGAAGCTAAATTAGAGAAGTTTAGAAGAGTTAGTACTTTATCAAATTCTTCTATTATTTTTTTCTTAATTGATTCAGTTGTTTTTAATTTGTCAAGATTAATATCAACAACTTTTTTATCGGAAGAATATGTAATTGCTTCGTTGACAATTTCGTCAATTGCTTTTTCTAGTTCTGGATGATTTGCCATCTCACGATAACGAGTTATAAGTTCTAATTCGTTTCGTATCGAACCTTCTAGATCAACATATGTACCGTAATAGGCATTACTAGTAATGGTAACGGCACCATCATCTAAAGCTTGGGTTGGAAGTGTAAAGGAAGCTTGTTCAGGTTTTTCGACCTGAACAATGTCCTTTTTACCTAAAGTAAATCCAAATAATTTTATAGCCAAAATTTATAATCCTATAAAAGGAGAAAGAGCGATGGCTCTTTCTCTATCAAACCACAGCATCTTCAGCTGATTCCCACCACTGATAAGTAAGAGTCACTGAAAATTCTTCAATTGTATCATTAGCACCCCAATCAACATCGATTGGAGTTATATCTGATGGGAATAAACCAATAAACTTATACTTCTTCAAAACATCACCATTTTTTGCAAACTGTCTTACTTCACCATCTACAGAATATGATGAAGGTGTTTGCGCTAAAGGTGTACGAACATTAAGACTATGACTATTGATGCCATTCATCCATCTTTCAAACGCATTACGAATAATAAAATCTTCATCATTAATAACAGTAATTGTCCAATCAGCAAATGTTCTATTGCCCACAAATTTTAATTCACGACCAAAATACTGCACAGGAACAATACCAAGAGTTGAACCTGGTAATTGTGCCGTTTTACACATAAACGATAATTTTGTTTGTGCATTTCCTGGCGATGAAAAAGAAGGAAAGGGCATAGTAACCTCAAAGAGGTTTGGTCTTGCCCCATCTCCTTGCATCTGAGAGCGGAATTCGTTAATGTTAAATGCCATTTAAATTTCTCCTATCTCTCTATTTATTAGAATGATCCAACCACTTCATTGAACGATACGCCTGTACGTACTGCAACGAAGTTAAGTTGAATAAAGTTGATCGAACGTGCTGGTTTAATATAAATGTCGCCAACAAATTCGTTACGATCAATTACTTCTGGTGTATTATTTGTTGTATCACATACGACACGATAGTCGAAAATACCACGACGACCCTGAACATCACGTAAGAATGGTTCTACAAGGTTTACAAACTGCGCTCTTGTAAATTCATCATTGAATTCAAACAACGAAGAGCGAGCTGCTCTTGAAATAGACTTTTCAAGTACAATAAAGAGGCGGCGAACATTAATTCTATCAAATGCAGAAGGCTTAGATAACAAAGTTTTGTCACCATATAAAACCGTACCTTCTCCTGGGAAAGTAACTACAGGATTAATACCAAGTTTATACAAACTATCTCTTTCGGATTTTGTAGGATTCCAAGATAGTTTTACAACATTCTTAATTTGACCTCTGTTAAATCCTGCTGGTGAGAACCATGGATCTCTTTCGATATCGGTTCTAGCGCAAAGTCCAGCAATATCTCCATTTAATGGAATCCAGCGATAAACATCATTATACTTATCGTACTGATATTTCCAACCTGAATCCATAACAGCAAAAGAAGAAGAGTTAAATGTATTTCTTAATGTTGTAATATCAGCAACTTCATTTCCAGAATTGTTTACACAATCCGATTGTTCTGGTGATAAGAAAATTAAACAATCTTTTCTATTTTCTGCCATAGCAGTTAAATGATCTGGAACTGTATCGCCTACAACTGAACCAGACATGATTAATGAAACATCAACCGCATCAGGATTATCGAACGAGTCATAAGAGGAAGTTAAGTTACCTGCTGAAGGAGCACTATCGATACCTCCACTCAATACATAATCCGTTGCTGATAGTAAATCGTAAGCTCTATCTGGTTCGTTTGCTATTATATACTCAGTACTTCTTCCCCAATTGGTACCAGAAACAGGGTGTGATGTCCACCAAATCCATTTTGATCTTGTGTTTAAAACATCTTTGTAATAATTTGTTGTACCGTCAGAATTTTTTGCATCACTTGCTTTTGATACAAAATCAAACTTTTCTAGTATAGTATTAGCTGTACCACTAATTTTACCTGTAGTATCAATGACGACAATATGTATTTCATCTCCAGTAACACCTTTTGAAGTGGCATAAGAAGAGGTATTTGCATTAGAACTAAACACATTTTGATATTGCCATGTACTTAATATAGCAACGTTTGAATCGCACATAGAAACTTTTAATGAATTTCCTAATGAACCTGGAAACTTTGCTGCAAACAAAATTGATTCTGAACCTGATGAATGATTTTGTTCATAATCGGTTCTATTATCAATTCTTACAGGCGTGCCACTTGTTGTAGCGTTATTAGCAGTTGACCCTGCTGAACGAACGATGCGTAGATCGTTTGAATACGATAAAAAGTTTGCGGCAGTGAAGAATGAGGTGTATGTGTTGCTGTCTGGTTTACCAAATCTTTCTACTAGTTGAACTTCATTATTAATAGTTACAATTTCATCCACTGGTCCCCAGTTGAAATTACCGGCAAAACCACCAACAGTAGTAGCCACAGAAGGTACAACAGTTGTTAAATCAACTTCTGAGACATTCACACCTGGTGATAGTTGAAAAGCCATTTTTAAATCTCCTTTTTTCAGGCTGAATAAATTCTTTTATTGTCTATTTATGTTTTTAGAAACTTGAGGATATATACCCTCTACCTTCTATGGCGGACCACACATCGCCAGAAGAATCAACGACAGGTTCTGGTCTTCCATCATCGATAATACCTACAGGTAGTAATTGTTCCTCACCTAACATGTCGTTTTCTTCAAGTAAAACTTTACGAATATCGATATTTGTGGCTTCTTTGAAATAGGATTGTGCCGTTAACCAGGCAAAAAGAACTAATCCCATCACCAAATCATCGTTATTGCCTTCTTCGGCAGCATAACTATCTTTCTGACGAACAAAAGTATTTAATTCAGCAATCGTATCAAAATCGTTGATAATTAACTTATCACTTTCTACTAGAGTTTTCAAGTTATCGCAACCAATTTTTTTGACTGTTTTGGTAGT